ATTCTTTATAACCCTTTTGCCACTGATCAGACCAAAGAAATTAAAATCAGACCAGGTGAAGACCATGCCAGCCTGCACAGTGAACGAACTAAAACATTCTCAGGTTACAGTCGGGATGAAATCAGGACAATGACCAGAGAGATGAATCGTCCGCAACGCCTTTTATGGGCCATTGATGTTCTTTTTCAGAAACTGCCCATTCACGATCTGACCAAGTTTGCTCCGTCTCGTGTGGATATCATGAAAATAATCGGTCCTCCGGTATCCGGATCAGACCTGATTCATGCGGTTGAAAAATACAAATCCAACCCATCCAATATCAAGGCTTTGATCGACGAGGCTGCCATTGCTCCCCCTCCCGAGCTTGGGGATTTTTCACTGATAAAGGAACCTGAACCAGATGACCCTCTCACAACTACTGACATTAGCAGCCAATAGGCTTGATGATACCAAGGAACCATATCTTTGGAGCGACGAAGAGCTAACCTCCTATGCCAACCAGCGGATCAACAAGATCTGCGAAGAAGTTCCGGCCATTCGGGATGACTCTACTGTGGGTATCTGTACCATCCCGGTTACGGCTGGACTCAATACCTACGCAACCGATCCAAGAATTATTTACATTGTCGAAGCACGGTTGAACAGTGAAGTATGGCCCCTGGGAAGAATGGGATATCAGGAATTAATTTCTTTTCAATCCACCTGGAGATCCGTCAGTAATACTCCACGTAGCTTTATTACCGACTTTGAGCTTGATCGGATCCTTCTTTATCCCAAGCCGATTGTCAACGACACACTTTATCTGAACGTCATCCGGTACCCACTGGAGCCGTTGGATTATCTGCGGGCCTCTACCATGATCCCGGAGATTCCGGCTCGCCTTCATGAGTTGCTCATCCCTGGAATTACCGCCCAGGCTTACCGTAAGGCAGATGCGGAAACTGAAAATCTGGTACGCTCCAAGGAAGATGAAAAAGAATGGCTCGCTAATTTGGAGCAGATCCGACAATTTTATCTCAACCTGCACTATACTCCAATGGTAGCAGTGCCACATCAGGCGTTTATGTAATGGATCTTCGCGCTACTCACAAACTGGAGCGCTTCGGTGGAGTTGACAACGTCAGCGATCTTACCGACATGACTATGATCAGTAAGGAATTCGGGACATTCTATTTCTCTCCGACGGCCGACAATATAGACATTAATGACAATTCATTGATCACCCGCAGAGATGGTTATCGTGTCGTGTACACTGCCGGCAACGAAATCCATAGTCTCTGGTCGGATGACCTGGATTGTTTTTTTGTTTCTGGTACAACACTCTACCGTTTGAATGAAGATTATAGCAGCACGGTTCTTCATACGGGTCTCAGTGGACGTCCGGTGGTGTTCGCCTCCGCATTCGGTGATACCTATTTCACGGACGGAGTTTATATCGGCTATATCTCCAAATTTACATCCACCGCCGTAACTATACTTCCAGCAGTGACTGACTTGTTCAAATCATCCATGCCGGCGGGGCATGCTATGACGTTCTACCGTAATGTCCTCTACGTGGCTGTCAATGATATTGTCTTCTGTTCCGATCCGCTGAAAATACGTCAGTATGATGTGCGTTTCGGGATGATTCCACAGTTTGGCTACATTACTATGCTGCAATCTCTCGATAATGCGATATGGATCAGTGATGATAAATCAATCTATTGCTGGTTGGGGACATCGCATTACGATTTTACCAATAGAAAAAAATCCGATTTTCCCGTGTTGATCAACAGCAGCACGGTAGCACTTTCTGAAAACACCATGCTGGAATCCGACGGGAAGTCCGTAATCATGGCCACTAAATATGGATTCTATGCCGGGACGAATGACGGCAGTTTAGTCGCACTGACCAAAAAACGATACCATATCCCGAGTACGTTCAGTCCCGTTAGCATGGGAGTTCGCTGGTCCAAGGAGACACATCAGTGTTTGCTTGCTGGAAACGTTTATCCGTCCATTGATGGAGCACACATTATGATTTCCACTCCGCCCCTGGACATACTGACACAAACATATCAACCGTGGTCGCTTCCGTCTTTGATTGTCTCGCTGACCGGAACGACCGCCTAAAGGAGTAATAACATGGCCCTCAAGCTTTCCACAAAAATGCGTAATGATCTGCTGTCCGGGAAAGAGCTGCGGAAGTCTTTTGAAGACGCGGTGATTAAAATCTATACCGGAACGGCCCCCTCTACTGCTGATGAAGCCGCCAGCGGTACCCTCCTGGTCACTGTTACCAAATCTTCCGGAACCGTATCCGTCTCGGAAGTCAGTACCGCTATGGAATCGAAACTGAATATCGGATCTCACGCTTCCGCAGAAACATTCGGGGTGACAATTAATGGTGTGCTATATCATTATGTCAACACACCAGATGCCGGCGATGCTACTGCCGTGGCCGCAGCCTACGCCAAGGTCATTGATGCGGCTCCGGACGTTGAAGCCCATGCCTGCGGTACCGCCGATATCTACATCCGTTCGAAATTTGCCGGTGTAGAATATACCTGCGTCGTAGAAGCGGCTGTTACCGGCACCCAGACCTTAACCCTGAACGCCGTGGCTAACGCAACAGCCGATACTATCCGTTTCGGATCTGCCTCTGACGGGGTCATTTCCAAGGCTTCTGAAACGTGGTCCGGGGTTGGTGTTTCTACCGGTACCGCCGGGTATTTCCGGATTGTAAACTCCGCAGATGATGGTCTCACTGATGCTGTTAACAAAGTCTTCCCTCGGTTGCAGGGCAATGTTGGTATTTCAGGCACCGAAATGACCCTTTCCAACACAACCATTACCTCAGGGGCTACCCAGACAATTGATACCGCCACTATCACCATGCCGGTGAGCTAAACGGAGATTACCTATGAATAGCCGGATTGAACCCGGTGAACTGATTGATGTGTCCTCTACCTGGATCTTACGTCTTCTGGATAAAAACGGAAGGCTGAAGCAACGGGTAGAGGTGCATAATCTTGTTACTACCCAGGGTAAAAACTTTCTTCTTGATGTGATGTTTCACAACACTACGGCACTCAATCCATGGTATCTTATTCTGTGGACCGGAGCGTATGTTCCCGTGATCGGAGATACCTATGCTGTTCCTGGTTATACCGAACTCAATACTGAAGTGGACGAAGCCACGCGGGCGGAATACGTTGAAACCGCCTCTTCCGGAGGGATCATGACCAATGCGGCCAGCAGGGCGGTCTATACATTCGGATCTGCGGCAACCATTAATGGATTAGCACTGGTGGCCGGATCGAGCACCAAGGCCAATACGGCCGCGTCCGGAGCCATCCTTTTTTGTTCCGCCAGGCTGACTGCATCAGTAGTCCCTGCTGCGGATGATATCATTAACGTTTTAGGAACGATTACCGCAGTCTAATTATGGGACGCGACGATAGCTATACCTCTTTTTTGATGCACTTCGACGGGATCGCCGCCGCTTTCACGGAAGAAACCGGGAAGACGATGTCGTATGGAGGCAACGCGACGCAGAGTGTTGCTCAGAGCAAATTCGGCGGCAAAAGTCTCTATCTTGATGGTGCCGGAGATTATGTAACGTCAGGCAATGTAAGCTGGGCCGATATGGTATTTGGTACCGATAACTTTACCATAGATGGCTGGGTTTATTTCATCTCCGGTCCAGAAACAGTCGCTACGTACCATACCATTCTAACCTATCATCAAAGCTCAACTGCTTTCTGGGCATTGAGGCTTTACAACAACTCCGGTGTCATCCAGTGGAGTTTCCTGGTAAACTCTACCACGCCGATTATTGAAGTTTATTCCAATGTAAGCGGATCCCTCACCGGTCAATGGATCCACATTGCCCTTACCAGAGAGGGAAATGATTTTAAGTTTTATCAAAACGGTGTTCAGGTTGGTACGACTGTTACTGATAGTAGTTCTATACCGTCGCTGTCTGGATATGTCCGCATTGGTTCTCTCGATGCTTCTACTCCCTTTCTCAATGGATATGTTGATGAGCTGAGAGTTTCAAAAAACATCGCTCGTTGGACTGCGGGATTCACACCACCATCGTTGCCGTATGGCCCAGCTCCAATTGATGATAGTTACACTAAGCTGTTATTGCACTTTGACAGTTACGATAATTCACCGGATTTTTGTGACCAGAATGCTCACTTAGTCATTCCCTACTCCTCAGCCCTTCAAGATACCGCACAGTTTAAATTCGGAACATCATCTCTTCTCGGCTCTTCTACCAGTGTGGACTGTGGAATCAGCGATGATTGGATTATCGGAACACAAGACTTCACTGCCGACTGGTGGATGCGCTCGACCACCCTCCCCACTACAGGGAATTATCAAAGACTCTGGACACACAATCTTTCCAACGGAGCAAACTGGACCGGAGTACAGCTCCGCAACGCATCGGGGACATATTATTTAGAATATATCCATTATGTCGCATCGGCTTTAGTAACAGTTTCTGATATAGTGACTATCAGCGTAGATACCTGGTATCACTGTGCGATTGTTAAAAGCGGTAATGACTTTACACTTTACCTCAACGGTGTTCCTGGAACAACCGTAAACTCAGCACAGTCTATTTCCGGCCAAAGCTCTTCTGCCCGTCTGATGATCAGTGGGCAAATCAACCAATATGCCTGGACGGGTCATATTGATGAATTTCGCTGGTCGGTTGGCACCGCCAGATGGACTGCCAATTTTTCAAGTGCTCTGCCGTCAGGTCCCTATCCCTCTACTCTGAATTTGGTTGAATCATTCACCCCTGATGGATTGCTTAACAGCACAAGCTCAGATATTGCTGTAGACTTTCCCGCCTTAACATCGCAAATGTTTCTGGCGGTTGATTCCGGGATAAACATCGATCTTTACTTGCCCGTGCCGACTGCGTCCAGCTCTGGTATTGGTGAAGATTTTTTACAGATCGATGGTGATATTGATCTAACACTGGAGGGGGAATTCTATGGCGCCGGGGCGTTGGATTTCGATCTGGCTTATCCCAGTGCGGATATCAACATGCTTCCCGGGAATATCATTGATATCTCAGGGATGTTATCTCAGATTGTCCCCAGCTTACAAACCAGCAGTGAGATTATCAGTGATATAGATGTTGATATCCCTCACCTGGCCATTGCCCTGGCAGGATCCGTAGAGATCATCGGCCGCATTGCCGGCAGTTTGCCATTTCCAACACTTGCATCAGGCATTGCATACGTAAACCACGGATCTCTTGATCTCGAAATCCCGTCAATGTTTTTTGACAGTGTGTTACTGCATAACGGAATTATCGTTATTGATGCTGATATTCCCGTGCTGTTGATGTCTCTTAATGGCACCTTGGAAACCGCTACGGTATCATTCAAAACCATTGTTATGAACACTACCAACAGAGGGGTTAGTGAATATCCGGATTTCACTCCGCGCCACATTACTTCCTTTAGTGGAAAAACTATTGCGGCATCTGCGGCAAGCATTGTTTCCCTGGGGACCTCTCTCGACAACGGATATTTTATCCCTATGACTTTCTCTACCGGAAGCCTACAATCCAATGCTCAGCATGTCCTGTTCCCTCGTGACATTTGGATTGTGCTTCGCAGTGGAAAAAGAGTCATGCTGACCGTCCGTGTGGATGAAGGTTCCGACGGTACAGAATACACCTACATGTCCGATGTCTTCGTGCCTGAATTGCGCAAAACACGTGTTAAAATCGGACGTGGATTCCGTGATGGTCATTATGGATTGACTGTTCAAAATATCGACGGAGAATATCTGGCGATTGATCGTATCGAAATTCATTCCGACACAAGCTCCTCCAGGAATACATAATGTTTGACAGAGATGAATTTGGAAGAAGACCGTGTCCTGAGGGGGAAATTCGTCAAAGCAACGGACGGTGCATTAAGCAGAAGAAACACAAGGTGCCTAAGAAGCCGAAGCCGCGCCGAAAAAAACTTCCCAAAAAGAAAAAACCAAAGGTTCAAAAGAAACCTCAACAAGATAGAGATTATAGGCCTGGCGAACGTTCCGAACAACAAGAATTCGACCGTCATCAGTATTCAGATCTACTAACGACCCCTCGTACCATCAGAACTACCGAAGCTGGTGAGATGTATAGACAGGATGCAATCCGTAAGGCTACTGCGTCTGATCTGAATCGTAATTTGAATGATGCTCCAATGGCCTATAAAAACTCAGACCACGGAGATGCTTATAGCCAATCATCAAATCAATTTGGTAATGAGTACATCAATATTAATTCGCATGGTGAATTGGGAAATCCATCATTGGCCCTTGGAAGAGCATCACTGCGTGACGATAATCCATTTCCCAATCCTGGACCTGGCCCCGGTCCAAATCCCGGTCCTGGTCCTGGACATCACAGAAAACCGGTACCACCTGGTCCTGGCCCTTTCCCCGGCCCGAACCCTGAGCCTGGCCCTGGTCCGAACCCCTTTCCCGGCCCCGGACCCGGACCCGGACCCGGACCTGGTCCTGGCCCAACCAATCCATGTTCTCCGATGCCGGCCGGTCCTGTAGTGACATTGGGGACTACCACCATAATACCTGGTCATTGTACGACCGCTACTACTTCGGGTTCCGGTCCTATTACCATAGACGTAGAGGATAATTATGATAATCCGAATGATGTAGCCGTTAACCAAATTCCTGGTGGTACGCAGATTTGCTTATCTCCTACGGCTGAAAATATCGGATGCGACAAAGAAATTGTCATTACGGTCACAGATCAATGCGGGCAAACATCTTTCATAACATTACATCCATCAACAGCATATCTTTCTTCCCTGGCATTTTATGAAATAAATCCTAACATCGAACCATTTGGTCCGGATTTTCCATATCAAAGTGCGGGGTGTGCCGGAGTCCATGATCTTGGTTATTGCAAAGGGTATTGTGCTATGACTGGTGTTACCTGTGATGGAGAAAAGGTACCACACGATGGTTCTTACTTTGGTTGTAGCAGTGAATGGGTGGCCGGATGCCTTGGATATCCTCCTGACTTTGATATTCTATATTCTTACGTAGACATCGGAAGGGCTTATTGTACGGGAAGATATGATATGCGCACAGTTGACATGAAACAGGCCGGCTGTTGTCCGGATGTGAATGCGCCATTTTAATTACATGAAACGAACATTTATTCTCTACCCAGACAATACAGTATTTCCGCCGGACACTCCGCAACGTAGAGTTTTAGCAGAGCAACGGAGTAAGGATATTCGTAAAGCCATACAACTTTATCCGCATATTCCCTCAACCGAAGATGCTTATTTTGCTTATTGCCGAGAAAATAACATAAAATATATTACTCAGAATGAAATACATTTTGCACTGGCTGCTGCCAGGCAAGATTTTATCACCATCAAACAGAAAAGATTTATTTGTAATAGTTGCGGTGAACAGGCAGTGACCCTAACCCCTCTCTGCCCTTCATGCGAACAGTTCGCTCGTGGATTTCGCACCACCCTTCTTTGCGAGAAGTGTTTATTTACTGAATTTTCACCCAAGAGTATGCAAGAATTATTAGGAGCACCAAACGATGAATAATCACACCATCATGAGGGAACACATTCATGGCTAACTATTGTTCAACCTCGTCCGCCTTTACCATTCCTGATCCCGTCAATAATGATTGGTCCAACTGGGCTATAGCTATTTCTGATAAATTTGGTTTAGCTCTCAGTTTGGTAAATTTACTACTCAAGGCTGGAGGACAGTTAGAGGCAGAAAAGGCCCTGTTCGGAGATATCAATAATAAATACCGCATTGAAGATTACCGTGATGCGTCGAAGACTACTGCATTTTCCGTTATGCGTGATCCCATATGGCCGGTAGTCGATGAGGTTGACGAACCCGTCCATCCTGGAAATTTATCGGTCACTATCGATCCGGTAGATGATCCCCCACGGCCGAATTTTATTGAATTATCAGCGATCAGTCCAGTCAATATCCCGCCATGGACCCTTCCCGACCATATTCCCTGGGATCCATCTATTGTTCCTACTCCCACGGCGGACGGATCAGTTCCAACAGACAGCACTGATCTTGCCGCTTTGGATGAGATTGAGATCCCCCCGGTCCCGGCCTGGATCACCCCGATATTGACCAGTCCGGATGATCCGGTCATTACGGATCCCATCATCCCCATCTGGGAAGGAATCGTATTTCCTCCGTACTTTGATGAGGATGAACCGGTCTATAACATCCTGGCGCCTGACATCAACATCGACAGTGGGAATATGGATTATAATTCTCAACTAACCCAGGAGCTGGCGGACTGGTTGTACGATGGACTGATCCACGGTGGAACCGGGCTCCACCCGGATGTTGAAAACGCCATTTGGCAACGTGAATCGGAAAGAGACCTGTTGGCCCACACCGATCAGTTAACCCGGCTGGCCGCCGAATGGTCCAAGGGCGGATTCAATCTTCCTACCAGCATGCTCACCCATATGTTTATGGAAGCCGACAATAACTATACCAACAAGCGCTTGGACACTTCACGTGACATTGCCATTAAGCAAGCCGAACTCGCCCAGGCTAACACCCACTTCATCATCACTAATGTCCAAACCATGGAACAGCGGATGATTAATTGGTTCGGAGAAATTGCCAAGCGGGCGTATGATGTTTCTCGTTCAATTACCGAATTCTCTCTTGAACGTTATAAAACTGATATTGCTGGGTTTAATACCCTGGTTGATCTATACAAAACCAAGGCTCTGGTTTACGAAATTGTCATTAAATCAGCCGTTGCTCGGCTTGAAGGGTATAAAGCCCAGCTTGAAGCGGCGAAGTTAACAGGAGAGCTGAATAAGGTTAACGTAGAAGTTTATAAGGCACAGCTTGATGGACTGATGATTTACATCAACAAGTACAGATCTGAGATGGACGGGGCCAAGACACACATGGAAATTGAACAGCTCAAGATCCAAGAGTATAAGGCTCGGATTGACGCTTACGCTGTCAAGGTCAAGGCCTCTGTTGATGGATACGGTATGTGGACCACAAAGGTTGATGCGGAAGCCAAAGAGATCCAGGCTTATTCTGCTGGTGCTGACGCCTGGAGTAAACGTGTTGGAGGCATCAAGGTGGGAGTGGATGCCGAGTCTGCTATGGTCCATGCGGAATCAGAGGTTAACAAAAGCTATGCTGAAGTATATTCAGCGGATATCAAGGCCTTCGACTCGGAAACAAAGGCTCATATAGAAGAAGCGGTCGCCCAGACAAAAATTTATCAGGCACAGATGGAAGGATATGCGACTTCCGTAAAAGCCCTGGAAGTGGTCAAAAATGTTCAGTTACGTATTATCGATGAAAAACTGAAGGCTGCCCAGGAAGAATTCAATCAAAATATTGAACGCACCAAAATTGATTTTCAAGAAAAATTGGAAGAATGGCGGCTCCCCCCGGATACCTGGGACAGTATTACAAAAATTTGGGGACAAGTGACTTCTGCCGCCCTGAATGCGGAATCGCTGACGACTCACCTGTCTCAGGGTATTTCATGGAGTGTTGGTGAAAGCACGTCTGAAAGTATGGCCTGCAGTGAGTCTCATACTTACGATGAAACAACAATTTAATAGAAAGGAGAAATGACCATGTCAGAAGATGGCGGCGATGGCGGTGATGGTGGTGATGTAGGTAGTGATGTTGGTGGTGATGTTGGTGGTGATGTTGGTGAAGGAATAGAAGCTTATTCAGAAACCGGCCCTGAAAGTGGAGGAGAAATTGGCGCAAGCTCCGGCAACTATGGAGCTATTAATTCTCCTTCATCCAGGGGATCTTCATACCAAGATTTTCATAATTGGGCTCCCGGATATCTTGCCCGTCAGACTGCGGTAAGTAGTCGTAATCCTTATACTCCATCCATTAGTCCTGGTCAGCAACAAAATACTGCTGATCTTCAGAAATTATTGGAGGCAGAAAAGAAGCCTGAGGAGCAAAAAAAACCGGAGGAGCCTAAGACATCCACTCCTCCACCAAGAACTTACGGTGGGCCTTCCCAGACTGCTCCTCCGAGCAATATGATCCCACGGCCAATGCCAAACATTACAATGCCCACCGTTGGGGCTGGTCCTCAAAAGCTTGCCTTCTTTAAAGCGCAGGCTGACACCTTACAAGCCATGCTTCCTTATTGGAAAGCAACCGGGTAGGAGATTCGTATGGCCAATCTAACAAAAGATGAAGAACAGACCATCCAGCCCCAAACACCAAACTTTACTGATAGAATCAGGGCCGGGCTTGAGCAAGACAAGTCTCTCTATCAGAATATTGGACAGGTGCTGCAAGCCCCCAAGAATGTGGGGGCCAAGATAGGAGAAGCGCTGGTCTCCGGAGCCAAGAGTGTTCAGTTTCCACAATTCTCTGCAGCAGATGTTCAGAATATTGCCAATCGGGGAACAGGTTTCCCGCGTTACCCAGACAGTAGTTCGGAGAACATCGGTCCACTGGCCGGCCAACGCACACTTGAAAATCCAACTAACACTCCCGGTCGGACCATCCCCGAAACGGTCAGTATGCTGCCAAAGGATTCTGCCGTTAAATCCCCCTGGGCTCAGAAGTTCATGCAGGATGCAGACGCTCTTAAGCAACGCATTGGCTCTCCTGCGGCGTCGTACCAGTTTGAACCTCCTGCAGGGCAACAGATTCAGCAACCACCCCGTCCGGGCGCATCAGGCTTCAAACATAATGAAAATAACATTTACACCAACGTTCCTACTGGACGCCCCAACGAGGTGCGTTTTTCTGAAGATACCGGGATGAGGACGCCGGGAGAAAAACTGGAGGAACGTATTCGTGGTATGCTTCCTGGAGCAAACAATGACCAGGTAAAAAATATCATGTTCAAGGTGGCTCAACAACGCTTGCTGTCTGAAGCGTCACGTAAAACAACTCCGGAGAAACCAACATATCAAACGGTTAATCCCGGACAGACTCTGCTACAGATGACTCCCGGAGGCCAGGCTAAAGAAGTTTACCGTTCTCCGAGTGCACAGGGAGAGACCAAGGCTTGGGATAAAAATGTTGACCAAGCGCAACAGGCCCATAAAACCAGCCGTGATGCGTACAATAAGGGTTGGGACGCCATCTCCGAGAACGTTCCCAATGAACCAAACCAAGACCAGTCGTTACATTATATTACCCAACGAGAAAAGGCCCACCATGATTACAACACCCAGTATTTCACTTCTCTGGGTGTAGAGCCGGGTTTGGCCGCTGTGCATGAATCACGCGAATTATTTCTCAGGCAAATGTTGAAACCAGGAGAAAGAATGTCCAGTGAACAGAAGCAAGAGCTGTTAAAAGACCATAAATTGCTGATGAAAGAACGCCATCGTCAGATGAGCAAGAAATACAATAACACTCTCAGGTTCGATTCTGGAAATTAAAACATGGCTGAACGAGATGTTAGTCAAATTTTGGAAGATCTAAAAAAAACCAGCTCCGGAACGAGTACTCCGACAACTCAGGACGAGTGGATCGCGAAGCTACGTGCCGATGCCGGCCCAAGTGAATCTTACGCCCCCCCGGTCTCTCCCGATTTGTGGAAACCAGAGGATTTACAGAGAATGCTTCCTGAAGCAGAGTATCCCGTTCCAGCCGACTGGAAGCCTCCGGCCTACCAATACACTCCTTCCAAGGGATCCGTAATGGATGAATTCGCTCGTGGGATGGAATCCGGACTGCGTGGTATTGCCAGTGCTCCAAATGCCGCCATTGCTATGGCTGGAAATTTGGTCAAACAGGTAGGGGCTACCAACGTCGGACAGGCGGTAGAAGATTTCGGTCGGACCGGAATGGATTACTGGAAGCCTGATCCACGATTCAACAACGCACCTCGTGTTACCAAGATTGAAGACGTTCAGGGTACTAAAGATTTGGTGGATTATCTCGCCGGAGCAGCCGGACAATTTGCCCCGCAGGTGGGATTATCCGTAATGGGTGGTGGACTGGGTGCTTTCGGCGGTAAAGCTCTGGCTCAACGGATGCTCCCTAACGCCTTCAGTCAATTCCCGACTGCTGCATCAACCGCTGCCGCCGGTAAGATGATCAACCGTGGCATTATGGCCGGTGTCGGGGCCACAGGTATGGCCCAGGAAAATGAACAAATTGCGTCCATGCAGTTGGAAAAGAATCAAAAACTGGATGCTTTCCGTGCAATACCTTTTGCCGCCCTTGCCGGGGCCACTGAAATTGTCCCTGTGGTATCACTGCTCAAGCGTACCGGTATGGGTAATCAGATTTTGAAGCGTCTGGGGGTTAACACTCTGGAAGATGCGGTTATGCGTGGTCCAGGGATTGTTCCACTTGTAAAGTCAATCGTTGCCGGCGGGATGAAAATGGCCGGCATTGAAGCTGGTCAAGAAGGAATCCAGACTGAATTGGAGCGAGCCGGTGTCGAGGGTATGTCTCTGACAGACGCTGAAGCTCGTTCTGATGTTCTTAACTCCATGATCCAGGGTGGATTTCTCGGCCTGGTTACTGGTGGGGCCGGTGGATCAGTCGTTCCTGTCAGGCCGAACATGCAACGATCGGGCCAACGGTTATCCGATATTTTTCAAACCGGCGGAGAACTGGTTGATCAGCAGCCGTTATCAGCCGCTGGACAGCCACTGAACCCTTCCGGCCAGGCGAATGATCTTCCGGTCGGAACAGATCTGGCTAATCTACCCGATGCAGACCTGACCTACCTGGGAAGACGAGAACACCCTCCGGTATCCCCTCTCGGACTTCCAGAACCTTCTAACATGCTTCCTGAGCCGGTTGATTCTCTGGGGAATAAGATCCCCTATTCCGGATCCGTCCCCCCGGCCCCGGAGCTCGGCCCCACCCAACGCACCTGGTTCCCTTATGGCAGCGAGGGTGACGAAACAGCCTATCCAACATCATCCGCAGCTCGACAGGTTGATCTTACTCAATCACCAGCTCGGCCGCCGGCAACAGGAACAACCACGCCTTCCGCTCCGGTCGATTTGACGTCTCCTCAACCGCAAACCATGGTTACTCCGGCTATTGCTAAGACTATCGACGAAACAAGCCGTATTTCCAGCATGTTGGACGAGACAACTATCCTTGATACCCAGGTTCACCCAACAACCGGGGATTTGGTTGTTCTGGATCCAGACCAATCCCTGGCCGGAATTATGCAGAACCGGGGCGCCCTATTCAATGAAGCCTACCGCTCCTGGGTAGTCCCCCGGAGTAAAATAAATGATCTCATCCCGGAACTGCAAGCCACCGCCCCTGCGCCTACCCCTCACCCGTCAAGTCAATCTCTGGCGCAAACAGCCAGTAATGCTATAAATCAACAAGTTCAATTCGGTGATCAGGTCGAACGGTCCGAAAAGAAACGTACCCCTCCGAAAACCTTCTCTGAACTCGGTCCGCTGGAAATGGCTATTAACGCTGCTGCAGCGGCTCAACCAGAAGAATCACTGTCCCAGCCCGGTACACTGGACATTCCGGAAAAAACTGCTCTTCAGAGGGACAACCAAGATCGTATGAACGCTATGCTTGAGGCTGCCGGCTTGGGAGCTGGTCGATTAGCCGCCAAGGGGCAAGAAGCGGTCCAGCCTGAAGCGATCGCCGAACCTCGTACCGGTATCACCATGCCGGACAAACTTCCCGCTACCCTGGAGACTACCGGTCAAGACGAGGGACGGCTTGCCGCTCGTAATAAAACTGGTCCACCCGAGGGTCTGGTCAACACCGGCATCGAACCTCCAACCGCCATTCACCGCAGTTTTTTTAATAAACTACGACGCCTGATGGCCCCTGGACAACGTGATGCAGGTGGAAAAATTATTGCCCCGAATCCGGAATCACGTACAGACATCGGTGCTCGGATGAACAGCGGTTTTGGTATGCCTACGGCAGTCAAGGGATTTTCCGCATCCGAGGTTGAGAAACTTTCGACCTATACGCCGGAACTGCGAGGTGTTGTTGAGCCTGAAGAAATCATTATGTCCAATGGCGAAGCCTTTCGTCATTCCGGCCGAACCGCTTATCGTTATAATATTCCCAACCACTATAATGCTGATCTCGATCCACTGGGCCTCTGGAAACAGACCGCTATGATCCATGCGGCAAATTCCCATGCTCATCCCGGTGTTATCTTCTCCAATTTGGTAAAAAAACATGGCTACTCCGGTTATGTATTTAATTTTGATAAGGAAGGCAAGGAGCGCTGGGTGGCTACCTTTACTCCGGTCAAGATTCAAGAAAATCTCGGTAAAATGTCTGTGAAGGAGCAAAGTGCTGAACCAGCTCCAGATGGTGTACGCTTTGACGGTGAAATGATGGGCTACCGTCAGTTTACCGATACACAGTCCGGGCGTACTTTACTCAAAGATCCCGGCGAAACCATGGATCAGTTCATGGAACGGCTTCGTCCTGCCGGTAAACTCATGACTGCCGAGGGTCAACCCGAAACCGTAGAGGAATCAGCCGGCGAACAGCAACGAGTTAAACACAGTGCCGTTAAATCATTTGTACGGAAGCTGAATAAATCCCTGCCTCCTGGTCTGCGTGTTGTAGCCATTCAATCGACTGCCGAGCTTCCTGATGCTATCCAATCGACACTCTTACGTCTTGATCCAGACTCCAAGGTTTTTGGCTATATGGATCCAGACGGTACGTGCTATCTCGTAACGTCATCGTTCGAAACCATTGAGCATATTTATGAAACGCTGGCCCATGAACTCATCGGTCATTACGGTCTTGAACAAATGATGGGCGAAGCCGCATTCAACAAGATGATGCTGTCCGCCTATGACAGTATGATGTCGCATTCCGATACTAAGGCTGAGATGACTGCGATATGGAAGTTGTACAACACTGTCGGCCAGAAGCCCAATTTTGATTTACATACCCAAGAGGGTAAGATTCGTTTAATGGGTGAGATGGTAGCGCATATTTCAGAAACATCGCAGAACCCTACCTGGTTTGAAAATATTATTTCATCCGTGCGTGCGTTTCTCCGTCAACTTGGTTTCACGGTCGAATGGACCAATCAAGACATTCGTGCCATGCTGCAGCAGTCGTCTGATTACATTTTCAGTAATCCTGTGAAGTCCGACGCAACAACCGGCGGGCTGCAAATTAAAGTTTTCCACGGTACCGGACAACGGTTTCGTAAATTCGACTTTAATAAAATCGGCTCGGAATCAGGCCAAATGGCCTATGGTTGGGGCGCCTACGTCTCCGATATTAAAGGCGTCGGAATGTACTATGCTGAAAAGGCCGGGAAGACATCCCCCAGCGGAAAAGGCTGGACGGGAACATTTATCATTCATAAGGGTAAAGACCAGAAAGATTATCAGTTCCTTGATTGGAATACACCGGTTGATCCTCAGTTGCTTCAGACCATTCATGACGACCTAACCCCTGAACAGCAGGTTCGCTTCGACGACACCATGAACGAATATGCCAAAGAAGCAAACGGCAACCGTGGTGCTGTAGTTTATCAGGCTGTACGGGATGCGCTTTATGGACAAAGCAAAGAAGAAGCAATATCGGCCGGCAATTACTATCCAGCAAAAGTTGAGTCGGCCCGGCAAGCTTCATTGTTTTTTGTCGCCCATGGAATTTCCGGGATGCGTTATCCGGCCGGAAAAAAACTTGGAGATATCCATTACGGAACAACTGCCGGTCATGATTATGTCATTTATGACGAATCCGCCATGGACGTTGAAAAATTCCAACGCACTTATCAGCGTAAGCAGGGTCAATTCCTTGTTCGTCAAAACGACCAGCTTGGTGTTGGATCGGTCATGGTTCAGATGGATACCGGTAAGCTTGCTGCTGCCGTTCCTCCGTCCAGTGTTAATTATTTAGCCAATGGAAAGGCCCTGCCATTATTAAAAGATTTGCCGGATAATCCCGATGTTCACAAGCTCTGGACGGCTGTATCATCCGTCATGCGATCATTGATCAACCCCCAGCATCCATATCTCAGCCTGAACCGCTCTATGGTAGAAGACATCTTGGGACAGCAACCGGCCCTTAATGGTCCTGCCAAGGCGGCCTGGACCGATTTGCAGAACTTCTACGCTTCGGTCCTTGGCACCTTAGCCGAACCAAAGCGCATCAAGATTACAACAGAAATTACCGACATGCCGGAACGGATGGCCAGATTTGCGGTCAAAAAAGGTGGTATTCTGCAGGATGATGAATTCTACAAGCGGTACCTCCGTCCCTACATGAATCAGGCTAAGCGTGAAATTGACATGGCCGGCGAGGTTGGGATCCAGGAGTTTATCCGCAAGAACCGCCCGACGGTCAACAGCGATTCCAAGCGCGCCATTCAGGGTATCGCAGACTTGCTGGATGAATATGCAAAATCCAGGCCACAGGAAACTGGTGACAACCAGAAAATAGTCGCCCCGGAAAAGGTTGCAAACTGGAAGCAGGAGGTAGAAAAAACAAGGGAATTCGTCAAACGGTTCAAAGATGCGGTGGATATCTACCGCAACGTTTGGATACAGGCCCTCGACCAACAGGCAGGGAAAACAGAATCCAAGCCCGCCGGCCGGCAGGAATATCTGGTCAATGGGAAACCAATGCCGGATTTCAGCCAGTCAAATTCACAGGCTGTTCAAGTAACCATGGAGAAGATTCACATTCTTCTCAAAATCCTCTCCGGGCAATCTACCGGCAAGCGTCTCTATGCTCAACTATCCGTGCAGAAAGTCCTCAAAAATGTCGGCAAGGGAGAATTGGGATCCTGGCGCCCGGGGCTTTCCAATAAAACATTCGGAGATCTGATCGAACTCAGCAAGTGGTATTACGATACTTTCGGCCAGATCGACTGGAGAAACCCTCCGGATAAATTCAAACCAGTTGATGTTAAAATGACGACCCCTGGGGCCACGTCCACCATGCGAGATCAGGGAGGGAGTTTCTTGATTCGCCAGGGTAAACCTCCGTCCGGTCCAGTGGCCACTGAATATAAACTTCTCCGCACACTCAAGACCCGCCCAGGGGAGGTCTTCTCTCTCTTCATCGGGAATAAAGAATCAATCCCCGTAGGCGAATGGCTGACTGCTGAACCTCTGCCTACCGCCGGGTTTGCTGACCGGCCTGGATGGCATACCAGCAAGACACCATCCACAAAACATCTCAGCGAGGCTAACCGTGTTTGGGCCGAGGTAGAAGTTCCGGCCACCACTGAAGACCGTGTTGCTGGGAAACCACCAAGCCCTAACGGTCAATACAAATTTCCCCGCCCGGCAGCACAGGGTGGAGAATGGACCATCAGTGGATCCATAAAAGTGGTTAAAATACTCACCCCGGAGGAAGTAGAAAAGACTCGCTCTGGGAAACTTTCCGTCCGTCTTGCTATCGATAACACCAAAAGACACACCGTTGTTCGTGTATCAGACAGCAAGGTGGTCGCATCATTTTCAGATCAAAAACAGGCCTGGGATTTTATTGCTGCCATGCCTAAAGAGGATCGCGGAAAACATTATTACGAAAGGCGACCAACTCCGGCTGCGGTAGAAGCCAATCGACGCATGAAAGAGGGTAGTCTGGCCGTCCGCAATGACGTTAACGGTCAATTCATCCAGCCCAACGACCGCTGGTACGCCCAACCCATGGCCTTCACCGACCGTCTCAAGGAAGTTATGAGCACTGTCAAGGACTGGTGGCATGAGCGTGTTACTCCTCAGCTACAACATTTCAAGGATTTAAACTACAAAGACCCCTCTCAATTGCCAGTAGTGGAGCATCTCCGCCAGGCGGAAGAAATACCCAGGTATGCTCGGGAACTGGTCGGAAGATTCAATCAACGACTGCTGGTCATTTTGAAAAATGATCAAGATCGAGACACCTATGAGCACCTCGCAGTCCTTCGGGACATGTTCCGTGAAGCCACCATCGGTGTTGTTTCTCAGAAGGGTCCACAACAGATCAATGATTTTCTCGAAGCCCAGGGTTATGCTGATTTGGGCCAACTGCAAAGCCATATCGCTCATTTTGAATCACTCCGCAATGCTGCGGTGAATGAGGCCCTTAATCTCCGCAAATCATTCTGGGATAGATGGCGCCGGAAAGCCGTCGCTGCGGACATCCTTCCGGACAGTATTCTTGAAAATGAAGACTACTTTCACCATCAAGTCAAGCAATGGCAGGAACTCAACGAGAAGTTTTCCGGGACAGCCCCGGGGATGCACAAGACCAAAAAATCGTTTCAAAAGGGACGAACAGGTTTCGCCGGAGAATATAATCTGGACTATTTTGCCAGCGAAACCGGCGTACTTGTTGATCTAATCACCCAAGTTCAAACCGCCAAATCGTTGCAAGATATCCGCAACAATGATAAATTAAACGTTCTACCGCGCCTGGTAGCCGAGGCCGATCGGCTGAATGCCGCTGCGGCTCCGGGAACCACCAAGGAAACGTGGAAAACAGTCCTGAAGAGCGGTTTGGTCCTGGATGCTTTTGGCAACCCGATCACCGAACAGACCCACGAATTTTACAAACCTGTCCGGGGTAACTTCTTCCATAAAGTTCTAACCCTGACCGAGCGGTCCATCAGAAACATCATGGAAGAATTGCAAAATGTCGTTGGTCCCGATCCTACCCTGGACGAACTGATGGACATTGCCAGACTACACGCCGGAACTGCCATAGCCACCGGATTACGACAACCACTTCTTGATAATTACATGGTGTTGAACCGTCAGATCATCAGTGCCATGGAACACTTCCAGGAACAAACCGATCCTACCTTCCTTGGCCGCATGACATCATATCTCCAAACCCAATGGAAGCGCTGGATTCTGTTCAACCCCTTCCGAGTTACCCGTTACCTGCTCAACAACACTACCGGTGACGCCGACATTTCTTTTGCCTATCGTCCTGGTATTTTCAAGCATGTAGGACAAGCATATAAAGAACTCTACGCTTGGGCCTACAAGAATTCAGCCGGTTTAACTAACGCTCAGCGTAATAAACTTGAAACCTTAAACCGTAAGGGCCTTCTCGGTTCCGGTATTACAGTGCATGAAATTCCTGAATTGTCCGATGACACGTTGACCAAGTTGATTAATAATCCGAAACCTCAACTGATCAAGCGCTGGTTCAAGGGTGTTCATAAATTCAACAATTTCCGTGAAAACATTATGAGACTGGCCGCCTGGGAATACATGAATGCTGAAAATGCTGCCGGTCGGTTTGCCGATCTTCATTATGCGGCCAGCAATAAGGCCGAAGTGAACGCCATTGATTCCATGGACGACAAGCTCATCAAGATGTCAAGGGAATTGATCGGAGATTACGGGAACTTATCCTATGTTGGTCAAAAACTCCGCAAATATGTCATTCCATTCTGGTCCTGGGCTGAAATCAATGCCCCCCGATACTTCAGAATGATGAACAATGAAATCCGAGCCGGAAATACCAGGGGAGGGCTTAGGGTTGCCGGCGTTCTCGGGGCAAAGGCCGCTGTGCGTGCTGGTGCATTTGCCGCCCTGGTCATGGCCTGGAACTTCGCCTTTTTCCGAGACGAAGAAGAAGAGATGCGCCGTCTCGGACGTGATCAACTCCATCTGATTCTCGGCCGTCATTCTGATGGTTCAGTCATTTCCTTACGTGTCCAGGGATCTTTTTCCGATACCCTCGGATGGCTCGGTGCGGAAAACCTTCTTGAGGAACTCCGCTCACTGAAGAAAGGACGGGTAACCCTCGCCGAGGAAGCCAAGTCGATAGCCATGGCCCCGGTGAAACGTCTCATTGGCGGTATCACTCCACTTTATAAAACCGCTGCTGAAGCCGCTACGGGAAAGTCCATGTTTCCTGAGCCGTTCAACCCTCGCCCCATTCGTGACAAGTTTCAACATATTATGAAGGGTGCAGGCCTTGATTGGATTACAGACCGCTATATCTCTGGAAAGCCGGCGCCTCCGCTGTTCAGTATGAAGTCCATCGCCCAGCCGTTTCTCTACATCACTGATACCCATGAAGCTGCCTACTTCCATTCCATCAAGTTGGCGAATGATTGGCTAAAAGACCAGGGAATGCCTCGGACATCGTCCGACCCGACTCCACGGTCCAATGCACTGTATTACTGGCGTCAGGCGACCAAGCTTAAAGATAAAGAGGCTGAAGCCTATTACAAGGCCCTCTACCTTAAACTTGGCGGCAAGGCAACAGGTATGAAGCAATCCATCAAGCACACCGATCCATTGGTCGTCATTCCTCTTAAATTCCGGGCTAAATTTCTCTCCTCCATGGGAGAGGATAATAAAAAGACCTGGCGCATGGGTGTCCGCTGGTGGCAAGAAACCTTCAAGGGATATCAGCACGCTCCGGGGAACACGTCCGACGGAGATTAGTCGCTGCTTTACTCGGGAGGCTCTTATCGGCATGACGATCGAGGGCCTCCTTTTTTGCGCCCAATTCAATATGAGCGTATCTGGCCGTTTGAGCCAAGTCGGAATGCCCGAGAATCGACTGAAGCAATTTCAAGTTCCCGACTTCCCGGAGGAACGATGTCGCAAAGGTATGCCGTAGGATATGCCATCCGGAATAGGGCAGCTTAGCCCACTGGAAAGCCCGATTGATCCCGGCGTCGGTTCCCGCTACTCTGGGCTGATAATGATTCCTCGGCGAAGGGAAGACCCAGGGGGTATCACCCCAGCTTTTCTTTCCCAGGTACCGCTTGTGCTTTTCCAGGATCTCCATCATCTGCGGTGATAAAGGGATTGTCAGTGTCTTTCCGCGCTTAACCTTGACCGTCAGAATTCCGTTGATAATTTGGTCCCAACGCAGCTTGAAAATGTTTTCCCGCCTCAGTCCGGTGGTCAGCGCCAGGGATACCATAATCTTCAGAGGATTTCTACAATAAAACAATAATTTTTGGGCCTCATCATCAGTCATAAACTGTTCGTTCATCTTGGGAACCAGGCAGTGCATCACCGGAAGTTTCTCCACAGCATCATATTCCTGCCCCATTCTGAGGATTCCCAGAAGAGTCTGGAGCATCAGATTAACAGACGCAGCCGCCAGCTCCTTGCTGTCCACCTTGAGTTGATCTACCTCTTTCTGGCCGATCGTACCTATCTTTTGATTCAAAAAATAGGCGTTAAGATGTTTAATTGCCCATTCATAGGCCCTGAGAGTATTGATCGGCACTCTCATGGCCTGTTTCCGTTCTAAAAACATTTCTGAATAATCGGTAAACTTTTCCATACTATCTCCTCTCTTTTTTTAGATAATAATATAATCACCATTATTATTATGTCAAATTTTATTTTTTATCTCTTGACTTTGCACCCGAAAGAGATTATATTACAATCAATGAAAGGAGGTGGTGTCCCGTGCTTCCATCGACGCAGCCGGCAATGACCCGCTAACCGTCAACAATTTGACAGAGACCGTATTGACCGGTCAAATTTGAGGAATTTATGAAAAAGAACAAGCTGGAAGTAATGAGAGAAGCGCGTGACCGAGCCCTGGAATCGGGCGTTAATTTTCACACCATGAACCTGGCCCATCCCTCAGGTAAGAAAAAAGGCGGTAACATCATCGCCGCAATCCAAAAATTGGATAATAACCTCTTTGATATCGGTGAATTGGGCAAATTTTTGTTTGATGTTGTTCGTGTTAAGCTTTACAGAATTCAATATTCATTTTGCTCACCCGACGAAAAGAACCCTTCCAGAATATTTGGTGAAGGGCAGGCAGCTTTACGGTTTTTTAACGATAAATCCGCATTGGTTTTGCATGTTCCCAGAGGAGCCAATTTGTCCCAGGTGCTTAAAGAAGGAGCATTGGAATATGCGGCGATAAAACAGGTTCACTGGTTGAAAAATGTTACTACAAAGGATCTCGTATGAGTGATGCAGTAAACCATCCGACCCACTATACCAAACACGGTGAGGTGGAGTGCATTGCTGCTATCCGAGCTTCAATGTCCAGAGAAGAATTCTGCGGGTATCTCAAGGGTAATACCATGAAATATCTCTGGAGATACCGGGACAAGGGCGGGATGGAAGACCTTAAAAAGGCAGGAGTGTATCACCACTGGCTTGTTGAAGCATACGTGGATTTTTGTCAACAAAAAGGAATTAAATTCGATGGAGAAAGTCCAGTATCGAGTATATGATGTTTACCTGGCGGCTTTTATGGCCAGTCACAGTTTTCCACTGGATCTTGAAATTGTGACTCCGACAAAAATTGCTTTTGTATTTACCGGTACGCAAGAACAAATTGACCAAGCCCGGAATTCTTATTTTCATGATAGCGAACTTCAAGCCTTTATAGGACAAATTAGACAAATGAAGATTGCTCTACATGATTGTCTTCGCCGGAATAATGATGATATCTATAGGAATGATATATGATCTGCGATAAGCGTACATCTTCAGCAAATCCGCTGGAAAAACCGGTAGACTGTAAAAACTACATTTCTGTCGGCAGTGTTGCCGATGACAACGCCCGCTCCATCGGCTTTTGTCAATTGAGCGGAGAATTTCTTTGTATCGAAGACACCGACGGAAGGTTTCCCCGGCTCAGCTTTTCAACTATCTCCGATTTTCTTGATTGTAAATGGAAATACTTTCTGAAACATATCAAGGGTATTTACACGCTTCCGCCGGCTACAGGTGATGCCCTGAAAATGGGCCAACTTTGGGACGTTTGTGTGCAGACCTTGGTAGGAAATATTCCCAAGTCGGAAATTAAAAAAACAATTGAGAAATATGAGATTCCGGAATTGGCTGAACGTAAAGTGCATGCTGTTTATAAAGCCTTCAAAGATCTTGAAATCAACTTGGATATCATGTGCCGGCCCCAAGACAGGTTTGAGCTACCGATGAATTATCCCTTCGCTAATCATTCCTTTGTCCTCACCGGGGTTTATGATCGTAAATACGAAAACTATTTTGTGGAGACCAAATTTTCAAGGTCCCCTGATTATTATCAAAACTTATTCAACATCATCCCGCAAGTCGGAACATACTTTGCAGCCGACCCGGACATGGAACATTGCATCATGGAGGTTGTCCGTTGCCCTGATTTGCGTGGAGACAAGGAGGACCTGGAAGAATACCAGCAGCGTTGCTACGCCGATATCATGGCTCGGCCCAGTTGGTATTTCCCTGGATGGAACAAAGAAAAACGAACCTTCGGAAAGAAATTTCACCGTTCCGAATTCAATCTTGATGAAGTAATCGAACGTTACCAGGACGTGTATTATCAGATCGCCGATTCCGCTTATCGTAATGCGTTCACTAAAAATTACAAAGCCTGTTACCGTCCCTTTCCCTGTGATATGATTCCGATCTGTCTTTTCAATGTAATGTCGGAAACAGTTTATGGGATCAAGGCAAAGCCGGTGTTCACTGTTCCCGTAGATCAATCCACCGATGAAGGACGGATGGCTTCGAAAATTGAGACGGCGGTTCATATCGCAGAATCCAAGCAACCGATTAAAAAGACTACCAAGAAATACCAATCAGAACAATTACCCAAGGAGAATAAATGAGAATTTATAAAACAGAAGAATTGAACGACTCCGGAGATATCATCCTGGCCTATGGAGCCACAGGAGTTGGTAAAAGTGTTTCCGTGATCCAGTCCGCACCCGAACCGATATTTTATTTTTTAACCGAGCCCAGGAACCCGCTCAAGTTTCTACATGCGGCCAACCGTCCCGGGCTTGATATCGACTTCGGTTTTTATTCCAACTGGAACGACATGTTCGAGTGGTTCATGGATGATAATAATACTGCCCGCCATGAATCAATCATCATCGATTCTTTAACTTTTCTATCCAACATTGCCCTGAATTTTGAATTGATTGATGAACATTACGAGAGCAAGACGGTAAAAGAAAAGTCGGACAAGACATTGATCATGCGGACCAAATTGTCTCAGGAAGGTTTCGGTGGTCTGTCCGGTCAGCTTCTTCGTTTTACCAACATGATTTCCAAACTTTCTCAAAACGGAAAGACTGTTATCCTGTTGGCCCTGCTGGAACAGAATCCGAAATTCAATCGTGAATTGGTGGGAGCCCCGGCCCTCAAAGGGAAGGATTTTCCGAAAGCGCTTCCTGGGTTCATGGATTTCATCGGTCTGGTGGAGCCGCGCAAAAATGACAATACCGGAGAAACTATTTATCCTCCGACTATTGACTTTCGTGGTGATGCTGGTTATCTTTCCAAGTGGACAGGGTATGGAAAACCCGGATGCGGTCCGCTTAATATCCAGAAAATTTTAGACAAGGCCCACGGCCGATCTTAACGAAAGGGGGGGGAAACACCAGATTAGATTAAAAGTTCATTTTACCGGTCAAAGAAGAATTGAAAAAAAGTAAACCATAATAACCAAACATCATATTTCAACCTAAAGGAGAAAAATTAAACATGGATACTCAAGGACAAAAAAATGCTGACTGGGGATTTCAGGCACCGGCCGATGGCTGGTATTTAATGGAGTTCATGGGCGACATTAAGGAATCGATCAAAGAAATCAACGGGGAAAAGCGCACGTCACTTCAGGTCCCTCTCAAGGGAGTTGAATCGTATCCGGACGGGGAGGCCGTAGCCTTTCAGATGTCCATCTTCGTTCCCCTCAGCGGCGAGACCGACAAGGAAATCGGGTTTGCCAAGAAAAAAATGGCCGACGTGTTGGTCAACTCGGGACTGTATGAGGCCTTTGAGAAACGTTATCCCGGCGGTGATATATCCATCTTGGATCAACGGATCATCGATGGCATCAAGATAAAGCTGCCCGAAAAACAAGTCATGGTCAAGATCGAGACCAAGGAAAATAAAAAGGTCGGCAAAACCTTCACCAATATTGTCGCCCTGGCCACCAGGGATTTCAAACCCGACAAGGACGAAAGAAAGACCGCCAAGAAGGAAAAGCCGGTTGCCAAAGAATCGGCCAACGGGACGGAATCAACGGAAGGTTGGTGATCTCAACCCCTTAATTAACATCTAATCATAACGGGCGGGTGGAAATATCTTCCCGCCCGTTTTTACATCGAAAGGATTTACATTGGACTTTTATAAATTTCCTAAAATTGCCCGTCTTAATCGTGAAATTATCGTTACGGAAAAAATTGATGGGTCCAACGGACAGATCTTCATTACCCCGGATTTGCAATTTTTCGTAGGATCTCGCTCCAGGTGGATCACTTCCGACCAGGATAATTATGGTTTCGCTCGCTGGGCCTATCAGTATAAGGACGAACTGATTGCCTCTCTTGGAGAGGGCCTTCATTATGGCGAATGGTGGGGGTCCGGCATCAACCGAGGATATGGATTAACCAAGGGCGAAAAACGCTTCAGTCTGTTCAACACTTTACGCTGGAATAACGACAACGTCGGACCGGCTGGTGTTGTTCCTGTTTTATATGAAGGAATTTTTTCCCAGAATAAAATCAATGATTGCCTGGCCCTGCTGAACGAACACGGAAGCTTCGCCGCTCCAGGATATATGAAGCCCGAGGGTATCATTATCTTTCACACGGCTGCTAATTTATACTTGAAGGTTACGTTGGAAAATGATGAAACACCGAAAAAACTGATAATAATAAGAGATAATAAAGAATAATAAACGATAATAAAGAATAATAAAGGAGATTTGATTATGATAGACTATACAGATATCGTCAATTCAAGTAAGGGAAGGCCTTATAATTGGAACCACTTTACCATAACCGAAAAAAGAAAACTCGCACCGTATCGTCCAAAATATCGTCTACTGGAGTATATCCAGTTTCGCAAATTTACAACATTCCTGATGACTTTGTTCTCGTTATTGATACTCGGGAGCAGCGCCCTTTATTTACGCCACCGCCTGAAAGGCTTACGATAACACACAAGGCCCTACAACATGGTGATTATTCCATCTATGGATTTGAAAACAAAGTAGCTATAGAGCGCAAAAAGATGTCAGACCTGATGTCGTACATAGGGTCTGAACGTGAACGCACCGTTAAAAAACTGAATGCCATGTCAGACCTGTGTTTCAAAGCCCTGGTAGTAGAAGAAAACTGGGATGATTTATTTTTGCCCAAAGCATATTCCAGATTATCTTCTGATACTATCCGTCAGGCCCTGGTGTCATTTCAGCTACGATTTGGTCTGCATATTTTCTGTCATCCATACCGTAAGGTTTGCGAACAATGGGTATTGGATCGTTTACTTTATTTCCATAAACAACAACATATAGTTTAACGGAGGTTGTATGAAAGCCGTGGAAAAATTTGTCCTGGAGGCGGATCCCGACCTGCACGAATATGTCAGTGTTTTTATAAAAAATGTAATTGAAGATCTTTCTATATCATCGATTGTTGATCCGTCCTTGGAGCAAGCACTGTTCGATGAAGCATTCCGTTCCACTGCTCGGATCCTGATCGAAAACATGACCAAACAAATAGATCTGGAGGAGTAATGGACACACCCGGAACCATCAACTCTAATTTTGGAGCGCTGGAAGAGGCCGAACGTCAGTTACGCTCAATGACCGTCAGATCACGTGAAAATCCCGATTTACAGGGTGCAGAAGAGGAGGGAGCCCAGGCAGAACGGCTGGAACGTTGGATGCCCGACCTCGATCTTCCTGAATTCCGTCGGATCTGCCTTCCTGAGCTGCGGTCATATCGTGCCAACCAATTGCGCCAAGAAAATCGTGGACGTAGCACGTCTAAGGTCACCGTGAAGATCCCGGATACCTTAACGCGTCAGATCCATACCGTTGCCGAAAAGAACCCTCACCTGTTCAACGATTCAAAGGAATTTATAGACGATTTTTCCCTTTTGGGGCTGAATATCGGTCTTTATGTCTTCCGAAATTTCCCGAATGAACATGATGTAATCGAACCGATGGCCTGGGAAGACGAAGAAATCCTACGTTCATTGCATCGAGAGATCCAACGGATGAAGACTCTGGCTATCTTCGATGCTCACTGTAAACGTCTCCAAGAGGAAGCCGGCCACCTTGAAGACGAAATGAAATTGTCCGGTTCCTTGTCTCATGCAACCGAAGTTGCCATGGCTCAGGCCGCTAAACTGATCAAAGATTCTCCCACGCTTAAAGGACACTATATGGAGATAATAAACAAATACTTTGATGTCCAGTCACTCAAAAAATGGAGAGATAAGCAGCGGAAGAGAGAATCCAGGGGAAGCATTCTGGCAGATCAGGAGGGAGATCCAATGATAAGCTTAAGCAGACGTCATCTCTGTTTGGTCAGTACAGCCGATGGGGAGTAGGTCGATGAGTGACTATATTAACATGGTATACCGTCCGAAAAGTGTCCAGCAAAAACCCCGTTTTTTAATGTTTTGTCCGCGGCTGTCCGCTGGACAAGGGCAGACAAGCACGTGTAAGTTATTGATTGCAGGTAGCGTGTCCGCCCCTGTCCGATGGACAACCGTGGACAAAGGCCCTAAAAACGGGCTTTTTTTCGGACAAGTGAGGACAGATCCAGGTAGATAATATTTTATTAACACGTGACCTCTTATATACGCACGCACGCGCGGTTGAAATTCTGTCCGAGGACATTTTTGCATAGTATGTTTATTATAGAGAGGAGAAGGGGGAATAATATGAAAACAGCATTGAAGAACATCGATCCCGGAGCAGATAGCTTGCGGTTGGAAGAACAGACTCTGGGTAATTTCACTTCCCTGAACGACCTGAAGGAATCGTTCGGTCATTTCCGTTTCAGGGAATATCGTGAGACGCAAAAAGCGGCTCTTGATTTCATCATCAATTCGAAAAAGAAGTTCATCGTTATAGAGGCACCGACCGGGTCGGGCAAGTCTCTGATCGGGATGGCGGCTGGACAACTGACCAAGTCCTTCATTTACACTGTTCATTCCAAGCCTCTTCAGGTTCAGCTTCAGAGCGATTTTCCCGAGGCTTCGATTCTTTTCGGCAGGACGAACTATCCCTGCTCCATGATTTCCCGATTGACCTGTGGAGAGTGTCCGCTGACCGACCCTCTTAAGTCATGTATTACCGGCTGTCCTTATAAAAAGCTCAAGAAAGAAACTATTGCCAGCAAGTTCCGCGTGTTGAACTATGCTTACCTGCTCACTGAAGCAAATTATGTCGGGAAATTTTCCAAGCAGGGGATGATTGTAATTGATGAAGCCGACTCCCTGGAGAATGTTCTCTACAATTTCGTATCCATCGCTATTGCGGAAAGCACCCTGAAATCCTTGAATCTCAGCTTTCCCAAGCATAAAACGGAGGAATCGGAAAACCTGGTGGAAGAATGGCGCGAATGGGCGATTGTCGTCCGTCGGAAAATTGATAATAAAATTAGAAACTTGAAAAAGATATTCGATCATATGGATTCCATTGAGACCGATGAAGACCGTAATTTGGTCAACCAGCTTGAACGATACAGCGGAATTTCTTCTAAGTTATCAATATTTATAATGAATATTGACCACACCTGGCAGTCTGAGATTAAAGAGGGATTCCGTGGAGGCAAGGTGATGCACTTCAAACCTCTCTGGCTTACTCCGGCTCTTACGTATTCATCGCTATGGAGACACGCTGACCGGTTCATCTTGATGTCCGCCACCTTCCCGCCGAAGGACGTTCTGGCCAAAATGTTCGGAATCACCGCTACCGATATTGACTATTTAACCTTACCCTCGGCTTTCCCGGTTGAAAACCGGCGGTGTATCGTTTCCCCGGTCGCCGATCTAACCTACGATACCCAGGTCCGGGAAACTCCGAAAATAATTTCGGCGGTAAAGAAAATTTTGGCCCTCCATCCGGGCGAAAAGGGCCTGATCCATACGATCAATTATCGCCTCCGGGATGCCATTATGCAGCAAATCGAGGATATTCGCTTGGTTACACACGATCCCTTCAACAAACAGCAAATCCTGGATGCTTTCCGGGCCTCCGACCAGCCGCTTGTTCTGGTATCGCCCTCGTCCGAACGCGGGCTTTCCCTGGAGGATAGCCAGTGCCGCTTCATCATTTTGTGCAAGGCTCCGTTTCTTAGCTTAGGGGATAAGGCCGTGAAAGCAAGGAAGAATTCCGGGCAGATCGGTAGGCTCTGGTACGTTGCAGACATGCTTTTAACGGTGGTACAGGCAATGGGCCGGGGGGTTCGGCATGAAAATGATTTCTGCGTGTCGTATCTCCTCGACGAGCGGATCGCAAGCAGCATGCGTCAGCAGACTACCTTGATGCCCCCTTGGTTCCGGGACGCCCTGGAATTCGAGAAACCGGACGTTCTTTTCGGACCTCCGACCGGAAGCCAGGAATACCGGGCTGATGATGCTTGGTAGAATGCCATCTGATGCTGTACGGCCCTATTATTTGTTGTGCTCAGGAATTTTCAGGCCCTCAGCGTCTACAGACAGGCAGCAGGGCAAAAAAAACCCCCAGGGCCTCAAATCCGGGGGTTCTTCATCGGACGAAAGATGGTGGTTATTTACGCCGGGCAGCTTGTAGTTTTTCCAGGTGTTCCGGACTCAGGGTCCGCTTGGGTCCGCTCTTCTTTTCTGCGTAAGGCATGAAGCCATATAGCGGGCAACCGGCAATCAAGCAATCTTTTGCTCCGTCGGTGTATCCACCCATACAACCATAGCACATGGCTATCATGGCTTGTGACCGGCTCAATTCTTTGCCCTCCAGGTGGTTGATCAGTTCCCGTTGCCCACGATGGGCCGGCAGGCTCTGCACCGCCTTTAGATAATTATATTCAGCCATTAGAACCCCCTCAGGAACGGATGGTCCAGGGCGACGCCCTTCCTTTGAGGGTCTTCCCAGCATTCGCCCGCACCGATCTCCCGGTCATGCTTGAAGGTGATGATGTCCATGGTGGTAGGCCGGTCGTCAAGGCAGCACTCCACCCAGCAAACTTCCCAGGGTTTGATCCCGATAGGCTTTCCGATGCCCTCATAAACTGTTTGGGCCAGTGCTCCGATATTTTTGGTTATGGTTTCTCCAGGGTTGTCCTCACGTTCACCCAGGAAAACGATTAATTCAGGATTTATCTCCTTTGTAGCTTCCAGGTGCTGGTTTCTCAGAACGAGCAGTTTACAGACTGTCTGACCAACTGTAAAAAAGTCATTATGGAACGTAATATTAAACATTTGTTCCCCCTTATCCGGCCAGCCAATGCACTTACTGGCGGCTACAGCCCCGGCAGGATCGGCATGCCTCTTTTCTGTCATGATTTTACGAAAATAATGTGCCGTTGCTGCACTGGTAAACATAGGATCACCCACCGGGGCAAACCTCCACTTAACCAGCATGTCGTGATAACTCATCTTATCAATTCTGTCTTTCAGTTCGTCAGTCATGATTTACCTCCCGATGATATTATAATTCGCATTTACTCTTCCTGGCCGAACACTTCGTCTTGACAGGATTGACACAACCCGCTGATCCGGTATTCTTTCGCACTGATCGCATTGCGGAAGCAACCCGCAGGCTCCTTGCAGAACGAGCAGATATTCCTATTAACCAGTTCCACCTCTTCCCCGAAACCAAGCTTTTTCATAATGTCCTGATCCACGCTTGCTCACCTCCTTCTTTTGATGACTCAGGGATAGGGAGGAATCCACGTCCTCCCGTACCCTCAGTCATGGCGGCGGCATAATGCCTCCTCCTCTCTTTGATGGATTAATCCACCAGTTTTAACAATTCCTCAACCTGCTCCAGGGCTGCTCTCAGCCGCCTGGTGTCCTCATACATGGCATCACGCTCCAACCGTTTCTTATTCAGGCTTTCGATGTTAATTTGAGCAAATGCCTTGATACGCTTGAAGGCCCTTAACAAATCCAATCCCACCGGGCTTTCTTCCATCTTTTCCTTTACCATGCTTTGCCTCACCTCCCTTTGTTCACAATCTAATGTTTATTATTGTGTTTGTCAAGAAAAGATAATCCATAATCCAGCCGCAACCACAAATAAAAGGATCGCATCTTCCATGATGGTCAGCACGGTATTTTCCCGCCCTTCTTCGGGACCTCTTCCGTCATATCCAGTGACCTGGCGACCATCCGCAGCAGCTTTCCCGCATCATCGGAAATGTTCTCCACCCTTCTTCGCAGATTAAT